CCCGGACGAAGTCAAGATATTGCCGGTACAAGTCAGGATTTTTATATTTCTTCACCCGCATTACTTTGTTGCCAAGGTATTGTATACTCTCGATGTTATCAAATTCATCAATTTTCAGATCAACGCCATAGTAGCGCATGGCATCATAGAACTTTTCTTTATCAAAGTCACCCTTACCAGTTGACGTGACCCATATTGCGTCATCGCCAGTATTTGCCAGTTCGTTATGGGCATAAAAATCCTTTGGCTTGTATTTATAGTCATGATATCGACACCACCCCATTATAAACGCAGCCCTATAGTACCAGGTATTATCCGCACTGGTCGCCGACTGACCCGTACCACCTCCTCTATTTTTTAAATGAGCATTTGACACCATCTCAAGGTGGTTGGAATAATTAACAACAACTTCTTCTAGCTCATTAATTGTCCTCAGTCGCAAAACTGAGTCTCGGTCACCTTTCTTGTCAGGGTCACCTAGGAGGAAATGTGCGTGAAATGGGTACATTAAATTCCGGTTTTTGAACTTATACATATGCCCAGAAGTTATGCTTGCCCGGGCTTTTACCGCGCTCGTTAACTCATCCCATGTTTTGTGTACTTCTAAATTAGCATATTCCTTTCTAAGGTCGTCACGGCATTGTAAATTTGCCCTTAGGCCCGTAGGATTAATCATTGAGTGCGCCGAATCAATCCTGTAGCCTACGGGGAGTGTAGATGGTGTCCATGTCAACAACATTTTCCCCTCTTCCGATTTCGGGATTGCAACTCCCTTTAGAAGATCGTTAACTAGTTCCCATTTTTTTGGGTTATTAGGTCTACCGAGTAACTCGTGTAAGGCTTTTCTTTCTTCGTCATTTAGTAAGGAGTCATGATCGACAAATAAGCCCGGATTTTTCTTTGAAAGTGAACTTTTTCCTTCCCCAGATGGGATGAGTATGGCACGTCTATTTACCTCGCTTTCGATCTTTGCAAAGTACTCATCGCGATTAGAGTCAAACTGTTTTCTTGTGATGATATTAATCTTTTGGCCATGGTCTATTGATGCATCGACACTGGAAAAAAATTTTTCTGGGTATTTCTTAAGAAGCCTCGCCACTACCTGTTCTGTCTCGACTGTAATCGTGATGCCTTTTGTTGAGTGTTCTGTAATATTTATGGACCATCCGTCTTGCATTTTTTCATATTTTCCCTTCATTATGGTTTGGATCTTACTGGCAAAATCTAACCCCTTATGTTGATACCGTAAAAACCATAATTTTTCTAAGACACGGAATGCTTCCGGCCGTTGCTTCGAGTCAAATCTTGTTGCATCGACCTCTAAAATGTGATATCCTTCACCCTGTTTTATTCGTAATTCATTGAATATTGCCATCATGTTCTGATTAAGGATCATTCCCGTCCCAACCTTTGTCATCCTCCAGCAAACCCTTTTATTAATCTCCAATTGGATAATTTGGTCTAGGAAATACGAAGACATGTCCTGAGCGGTTACAGTCCTTATCGGTTTATTCAGTAGCATTTTTTCAAGATCCACAACTTGGGCTTTGACAAAGTTGTGGTAGAACTGATTTGGGTATGTCCCTGCCTCCCACATCCTCCATGCTTCTTTGATCATTTTATGTCCGTAACCCGCAGCAAACAACGCTCGTCTCTTTTTATAATTTGACGATATAAAAGGAACTCCCGAACTGTATGGGAGTTTATTCCCGGCTTCAAAATAATACGGGATACTCTCTGGTACAGTTATTTGTGCGTTTTCGTGGGCTACCCTATATGTATTATTTGGCCCATCATACATAGCCCGTGCTGTTTCTTCTTCTAGGGCCGTTTGGAAACTTGAATGATATGGCTCATATGATGGGACATATCTAGCAATGGATGCGCGAATCAGGTTATTGTTTAGCACGCCTAACCATACACCATCAGATCCAGGTTTAGCGTCGCATTTCGCGAACCATTCGTTAGTTCTATCATCAAATGATTTGTCCACCTTTGGGCCTAACTCATCACTATTTGGAACTAAAATTCTTTCTTGCTGGGACATTATCGGATCACGGAAAAAGATCCTTCGTTGTTGTCGTGTAAATAACTGGGCAAGATCGTCCTCCGTTAATG